AATTGAATCACGACGAGTTGTTGGTGCGAATTTTGAAAATTGGAAGTCGTGGGCCATCGCAGGGTCGCCCATGATAACCCAACTTGTGCCCATCTTATGCCAATATGAAATTTTTGTAGTTGATGCTACTACCGCAACATCGCCTGATGTACCGAATGTATTAACTGGAGCAGCAAAACCGTCAACACTCTCTGATTCAACGTTACCTGTGCCCGGTGCGTCTGTTAGAACATGTGGTGTAACTGCATTCCATACAGTGCCATCCCATTCAAAAATACCATATGATGATGCATCTACATCAAACCAATAAGTACCATCTGCGATTGCGCCAGCTGGTTCAACTGTAGTTGCTTCTAGCTGTGCTAGGTCGATGTCTGCACGAATTACATATGCGTTGTTTGAAACGCCAAGATATTGATATGCTGCTAGTAGGCCGTATTCGCTTGTTTCTGCACCCTGTACCACAGAACCACCAACTTCATAGAAATATGGCTGACCAAAAGTTTCTACTAGTTCTCTCTGTGATGAAACAAGGTATGCAACACCAGCGTTAGCTGGGATTGTACCAGAAGCAATACTTGACCCAGAAGCGTCTGTTTTGTTGCTGCGTGTCGCAACAACCAATAGTGGAAGTGTACCGTTTGTAGCTGCAACGTATTGTGACTCGTCTACAACTTGAACTGATACACCTGGGGATACTAATGTCGCCATTCTGTTTCTCCTTATGAATTATTGAATTGCTATTAGTATTTATGAAAAAATTGATATTTTTAACACTTTTTGAATTAAGTACGTAGACAATTCAGGAGAAACTTGACTATAGGAATTTAGCTAATGTACCCCATCAATGCATCGATGTTGAATTGCAAATCTTCAAGAGTTCCGTTGTTATCGATTGCGAAATCTGCCATCCATTGTTCTAGACTCATACTGTCTTTTGACTCTGGTGGTAAGAAGTCACTGCGATCAACCCAAATAGCATAGTCGAACACGCCAGTATTTTTCATTGCATGAAATTCTTTTTTGTTTCTCAGACCACAATAAATGTCATGTGCTTGAAAAATCTCTCTGCCTAGTCGTGCAGGATCAGGAACGTTATAATCGCAAATTGCGTTATACCACTCTGCGCGGTGGTTGTGTCGATCCTCATAACATTCTTCTTCGTTAGAGTATCCGTATTTGTCTTTTAGATCATTAAAGATGAAAAGTTTGGAACAAAAACGAGAACTACTTTCAAAACTGTAATCGTATCTATCTCTTAGAATTTCACAAACAGTGTCTTTGCCATGTCTACCATGGCCGATTACAAGTAGTTTCTTTTTCATATGGTGTTCCTCTGCGTTTTTATTATTAGATAACATAACACAGAGGAACTAGTTTGTCAAGAAGTTTTTATCCGATAGTAAATCCTAGTGGCGCTGAACCATCTAGGTAGTTAGTTAGATCAAGTTCTAACTTTTCGATTTCTAATGCTGCTTCGTTTTTCAACTCGACACCATTCAGTGTAACACCACCCTGTGCGCCGGGAAGTGTTGAGAATTTTGATCTTGCTTCGCCAAGCATTTTTTTACAGTATGCATATGCATAATCGCGCACCCATGACTTTGTATATGGATCCATCAATAGTTGATCGTCTGGGCGTTCCAAGAATACATGTAGAAGAACAATCTGATCGCCACGCATTCTACGCATAAGTTTTAATTTTTTTGTAACAGGATTCCAAAGAAAGCCAATTTCTGTCGCAGCAACACGATTTAAACTTTCGCGATATTGTGAGAAGAAATCATATGTTGCGATGCCACCAATGTTGTTATTCATGAAGAAATAAGAGTTTGCATACGCAAGTTCAAATGGATCCATGTCGATACCAGAAGTGATACCGTTACCAAATGACCTATTCCAAATTTGACGCACTTCAATTATTTCTTGTGGCAGACTGTATTCATCTACATCTTCTTTAAGTTCAATTGCATAGAAATCTTCTTCTACTGAATTCTCCGAGCGTTGACGAATTTTACCAAGCGCAATATCAAGAGCCAGATCATAATGTTCTGGATCAAGTTCAATATCAATCATACCATCGCCAAGCAACAGTCTGATTTGTTTGATTACGTCATTCTTAATTTTATTACGATTTTGTGGCATTGTTTATCTCCGTTATACGGTATTTATCAGTATTTCCAGATATGGTTCCAGATATGGAAAACCCACGCTTCGGCGTGGGTTCAATATGACTTATTGTGCAGGATTATCTTCTGGTATTTTAACGAAAGAATCCAAATAACCGATTTCAAACTCTTCGGTAATAATTCCGCGCTCAACTAAATTGCCGTGAATCGGAATATCCATTTCTTCTGGCGCCGTATTTAACATAAGAGCCGAAATACCTTTTGACTGCGCTGCGTATGCAAGAGTACCTTCAAGTAAAATTTCATCATTGTATGAATGGCTGCCTGTAGCAGTTTCAACTAGGAATGAATTTTCTGAAAGATATGATACGACCGGCTCGTATGCATTTACGAATGAATCGCGAGATTCTGCGTCATTGAATTCTACATACACCGCCCATAGGCCTGGTGAAAGGAACTGTAACTGATCTTCTGGTAAATCAGCAGAAGGTTGTTCCGCATGTTTGAACGCTTCTACTAAACCGTTAATTCCTGCAATTTCTGAAAAGTTAGGAACTGTTGCCCCGCTCATTTTTTCAATATGATTTGTTGTCGCATCTCCTATTTTCGGACAGGTTTCCTCTGATCCAAAACTAAGTGTTAACGAGTAATAATACATTGTATTCATTATTTTTCTCCAATATGTTTTTGATTAACAGCCTCAGTTAAGATACTCGCTGCATACCATTAATTTCTTTGTTGATGTAAAATGTTTTCAAATCTTCCAAGTAATCTAAACCAAACTTAAAAAACACATCAAAGCTGACGACAGTAGAAAAAACAGGCTCAAACGATACAATATGTCCATTTTCTACAGCCCATGCAACAAATTTCTGTATTGCACCTTCAAAATTATTGATATCTCTTGTATTGTTATAATCAATAAAGATACCATATTCAGCAGTATCTCGGTTAATAAATGTCCTTACTTCGTTGAACACATAACCCTTTGCCACTTTTGTACCAATGTCGTTAGTTTCTGCAATATGCTCATCCATCCATTCTAGTAATTGAACGTGTGCATTTTCATTATAATTTGCAAATTTATCCGCATCGCATACAATGCGGTAAATACCATATGATTTGTTAAACATATTTATCTCCTTTTGTACACGATTTTATGTACATTGTTCTCTATCTATTTATCAGAAAACTTTGAGGATAAGTGTTTGATCATTGAACCGCCCGTTCATTTTTGTTTCAACCGACTTAATAGCATCGAACTCTTTTTGCAAAGATTTACGTGCAATTCGCTTGAAGGCAGTTAACTGTTCTGCTGGTTTGCGAAGTGTTTTCTGTACACTCTTATGTTCGTCAAATCCGGTAAGCGATGTCCCTTTGATATTGAAGCCAGATTCATCAATTGCGACATACACGCCGAGTTTACGTGTTTTTGTGTTATATACAATTGCTGCTACTGCACCCAAAAGATCAATTGGCTTTACACTGACCGATTTAGTATCGTCGTGGCTCTCGCAATATTTAAACTTTGCTACTAGCTTTTCTTTGCTTACTGGTTTCTTTTTACGTGGCGCACGTGCTACTTTACTTTCTTGTGCAATCATGTCACATGCATCAATAATGCTACGATACATTTCTAGAAGTGCTTGTACTTCTGGCTTTTTAAAATGGCGATAACCTTCTTTCAGTTGTTCATAATCTTCTTTCTTTGCATCGTTCATACGCTTGGGAGGATTAAGAAGTTCGTTGATTTCTTCATATTCACGAATGTAGAACCCTTTAATTTTGTTGGCGTGCATTCCTTTTGCTTCTACTTTGCGAAGCATTGTAACTGGATCGAACGATTTAAGTGCTGCTTTCGAATAATCGAATTGATTAATGAAATCTTCGATTTCTTCCGTCATTTCTACAGCCTTTTCAAGTAGAAGTTCTTGAATAGAAGGACTATATACATCCTTCTTGACTTCTTCTACTTCTTTCTTTTCTTTACGAATTACTGAACCTTCTGCGATAAGTTTCGCAACTTGTTCTTTCACAATTTGCACTGCATCGCGCACAGAGTTTTCACTGAGACCGGGCTTGGTTGCCAAATATTCTTTTATGCCACTATGATACGCTGGCATTCCTCGAAGTAGTGATTTTGCAAGTCCCGCGTATGCAATGCCCACAGAACTATCGGGTGCCGCTTTGGCTGCTGCAATTTCTTCTTTCTTGTATTCATTCCGTTTCATCCAATCTAGAATCCACGGTTTACCATCTTTATATGTGTAGAAGTAATTGTAGTAGAAGCCAACACGTGAACGTTCACGATAATACTTCTCTGCACTCCATTTTTCTGCATTGTCCCACTCAGGTTCGGGACCTGTATACTTTTCGTCAACAAACTTGGGTGTACGGACTGCTTTAGATTTTTTAGAACGCTTCGGGATTGCCATGTGTTTCTCCTGTGTTACGAATCATGTATAACACTAAACGAGGTGTTTGTCAAGTTTTTACGAAGTCTGTATTATTATCTAGTTCTCTAACTCGAGGAATAATGTCCTTTTCAAGTATGTTTATGAGTAGCGCACTGCGAAATTCGTTGCTGTTGTTTGGCATAGTGCTATGTAATGTACGACTATCGTACATCAAAACATCTCCGGGCTTGGATAGAAATTGCGTACCAGAATCTACAAGCATGTCGTTGTATACGTCTCTAAATTCTTCTAAATCGCGATAATCAATTTTCATGTTACACGATCCGGGGAGATATGCAGTTGCACCATTTTCTAGAGTAAATTCGTCTAGAGGAATGATGATCTGTACTCCCAACGTTCTATCCACTTTTGAAAATTCTTCAAAGCGATATGGTGTATCAATATGTGCATAAATTTTTTGAGAGTGAGGTCTTGTTGTAATACAGTCAACTACATGAATATCCCACTCAACACCATCAAAAAACATGTTGATAGGTTGTTCTAGACTCCAAACAATTGGCATCCACATTTCTTTTGGAGGCTGTGTTGTCCACCAAACGTTGTATGCACGTTTTCCATCATGAGTAGCATAATAAGTTCCGTCAACAGCATTTCCACGATGTGCATTCGTATTATCCATCGCCCAAAGTTTGAATTGTTGCAGAAGTTGCGGGGAAAGTACATCACGTAGTACAAGATACCCATCAGTCTTTACTGAAACCATACGTATGGTCCTCCTTATCATTATACATCTATAATATGATAAATACAGTAATAAGTCAAGGAAAAATCAATGCCACGTTTAAGTTTATGGAATCCAAGAAAAGGTAACGACTATAAGTTTGTAGACAAGACAGTAAAAGCACACTATGATCATGGTGGCACTTCACTTCTTGTACACAAATATATTGGTTCAGTTGATGAAAATGATCCAAACTATGATCCTGCAAACCCACCAATTCAAGATTTACTTTTCATGGAAAATCGTGATCGTAAGTATGACACCGTTGTGTATGATCTACGCGGTGTCTATCAAGTAACGGATCAAGATTTTGAACTTTCACAATTTGGATTTTTCTTAGGTACAGATCAACAAATTTTCACAGTACACATCAATGATATGGTCGAAAAGATGGGACGTAAACTAATGACAGGTGATGTCATTGAACTTCCACATATGCGCGATGATCTTTTACTTGACGAAGATGCACCTGCTGTAAATCAGTATTGGGTTGTACAAGAAGGAACTAAAGGAGCAGAAGGGTTTGATGCAGGATGGTGGCCTCATATTTGGCGTGTGCGCTGTAAGCAGCTACAAGACACACAGGAATATGCAGATATTTTTGGCACTGGCGAAGAAGCAGATGATCTTAAAAATCTTCTATCATCATATAACAAAGAATTACAAGTAACAGATTCAATAGTCGAAGAAGCAAGACAAAACGTTCCAGGTCGCTACTACGATTACAGAACAAACAATTTGCTATATCTTCCAGATGGTGAGCATCCAGACGATATCGACTACGCAACTGTAGATAGTGGCACTGGTTTCCCTGATGCACCTGCTGAAAATTCATACTTCTTACGAGTAGATTACACTCCTGCAAGACTATTCCAATACAGAGACAATAAGTGGCTTAAAGTAGAGGACAGTGATGGTGGTTGGGAAGTTGGACACAGACTACATCATCAATTCATTAACAACAATGGTACAAGTATTCTTGACGATGGTTCAACAATTGATACTAAAGTTAACTTGTCAAAAGCAGTGAGACCAAAGGTAGACTAATATGCAAACACATTTTTATGACGAACAAATTAGACGCTACATTCTACAATTCATTAGAATGTTCTCGGGTTTCAGTGTGAAGACTGGAAAGAAAATGAATGACGGCAGTGACTACTACATTCGCGTCCCTGCAAGATACGGTGACGTATCACGTATGGCTTCAACGATTATGAAGAACAATAGTGAAAACATCGTCAATTCTGCACCATTCATTGCATGTTATATTCAAAGTGTACAACCAGATAGACAACGTGTACAAGAACCGTTCTTTACTGATAGCGTGTCAGTAAATGAGCGTAAATTTGATTCAGTGTCTGGTACATATACAAATGATCAAGGTAATAAATTTAGTGTCGGTAGACTTATGCCAGTTCCATATCTACTAAACATGCAAGTTGATATTTGGACATCAAACACCGATCAAAAACTACAATTGATGGAACAGATTCTAGTTCTATTCAATCCGGCATTAGAAATACAACACAACGACAACCCAATTGACTGGACTACAATAACAACTGTAGAACTAACTGATATGCAATGGACAAGTCGAGGTATTCCAGCTGGCATCGAAGATCAAATTGACATTGCCACTCTATACTTCCAAATTCCGATCTGGATCAACCCACCCGCACGTGTAACAAGACAGAATGTAATTAGAAATATCATTCACAACATCTATACATATACAGATTTAGATTCACTAGATTATGACCCAGACGCATTTGAATTCTTCAGCGATCTACAACGAGAAACAAGCGTAGTTGTTACTCCGGGAAATTATGCACTAGATGTGTTTGAAACTGATGAAGGTGTGTTCTGTAAAATTCTTGAAAATGGTAATTGGGACAATGCAACAACATGGGATACAGTACTTTCAAATTATGGAACACTCCATGATGGTATTTCTCGGTTAAGACTAAAATATCACGGAGAATTGGAAGACTTGAACGCAGATGTTATAGGTACGCTAACTGAAACAGACGACCCTACTATACTTCAATTTGAAATCGACCGAGATACCTTACCTACGAACACAATCGCATCAGTAGACAGAATTATAGACCCATCAGTTTCGAGGCCTGGGTTCAATGGTATTCCACAACCTTCATTGGGACAACGTTATCTATGTTTAGGAGACGCAGATTCTTCTAGCGTTTGGGGAATAGATATTGCAATTAATGATATTATCGAATATAATGGTAGTGCGTGGGTTGTTTCGTTTGATGCAAGCGAATTTGAATTACGCGCATATGTAACAAATACATATACCCTACAACAATTCAAATTTGAAAACGGCGAGTGGAGCGACACCTATCAAGGTATTTACGAAGGTGGTTATTGGAGACTAGAATTACTAGGAACCTTACCAGACGCAGAAATACCATCACCTAATAACTAAAAGAAGAATAAATGATCAAAGCATCCGGTGCATGTATTATAGCAAAAGATACAAAAAGAATATTATTACAACAACGTTCAGATGCAGGATCATATCCTAGAAACTGGGGATTCTGGGGTGGAAAAGTCGAACCTAAAGAAAATGTATCACAAGCAATGCTACGAGAATTGTCCGAAGAAGTTGGTGATATAGGAGACCACATCTTAAAAGTATACCCACTTGATCAGTATCATTCAAGAGACGGCGAATTTAGTTATTACACGTTTGTTGTTGTAGTCGATATAGAATTTATACCAATAACAAACTCCGAAACAGGTGGATACGCGTGGTTAGACCGCCAATATTTACCAAAACCATTACATCCGGGCGCAAGACGAACACTTTTCAAAAAAGATAAAATAAAAATTGTAAAAAACATTATATCTAAACTATAGTATCACAGTGAAATGTGTAAATACTATAGAGGAGCAACGTAATGGTTAAAGGAATTGTTGATCTTAAAAAACAACGATTTATTAGAGACTGTAAAGATTTTCTTAAAACAGGAAATATTACAGACGAATTACGTGCGGCTGTTAACAATTCGTCACCCGGACATATAGATTTTATAAAAAAAGAGTTGGACGCAGAAAGCAAAAAACTTATTGATATTGTAGTAGATAAAGTACGAGAAAAATCAAGAAAAGATTCTACAAACCATAGACAAAAAATAAATCTATTATGCCAAAGTGTACTTGATAATCTAGAAACAGAAAGTGATAGATTTAGAATTGATGAAGTTATTCTACGATATCGCCAAAGTATAAATCCAGTGAAAGCAATTTATTACGATCTGCAAGAAATTATGTTTTTGTATGATGGTAAACCTAAAAACAAACACCATAAGTTTCTAATTGAAAAATTCTCTAAAGCAGAAGATTTTGGAGAAATGATATTTGCAATTGAGCGTGATTTAGAAGATTTAAAAGAATGTAAAATTCGCATTAAAAAAATTAAAGACTTGTATAAAATGGCTGGCAACAGTGAATATAGTAAACGAGTATTAGATTTACATAATGAAATGCTACAATGGAAGAAATTGTTTCTTGCATTTCCAGATTGGGTATCAGAGAACAAGAATGATGATCCGGGTGGTGGATTAGTCGATACTCTACGAAAGTTTTTCACATAAAAAAGGGAGCGTTTCCGCTCCCTTCTCTTTTTGTATTTCAATAAGATCACTTACCTACTTTTACTTCAACAAAGCCAACGCCGCCTTCGATTTTGTTTTCGATTGCGATGCCAACATATGCTGTCATGCGTGGATCTGTATCTTCTGACTTCCATACTGTTGCAACACCTGAAATGTCTGATGCAACTAGAATGTCACCTTTACGAACTGTACCAACAACTTTCACTGGAACACGACCTTGTAGTGCTACGAATGGGTGTGTCTGTGAGTTACCTGCTTCTGCGTTCATCGCAACCGCTGGTTTTACTGAAACAACGCCTGCGATCTTTGTTGACGCATAACCTTGTGCTGCTGTTACTTCCGCTTCACCACCAAACGCTAGAAGTGTACCTTCTTCGTATGGTGCATCCGCTGCATAACGTTCTGCAAGGTCAGCATACTTTGCGTATGTTGCTGTACCGTTGAAGTTTGTTGCTGTAACTGCTGCAAATGTTGGTGAATCAGTTGTACGAACATGCTGGTTCATTGTATCCGCAAATGCGTTGTCTGTATAACGACCATCTAGGTCAACTGTCACTGTACCTGAACCTGTTGTTGCTGTTAGAACACCATTTGCTGTGCTAAATGCCAGACCTGTTAGGTATGTGTTTGTATTAGCATCACTTGTTGTAACTGCGATTGTTGTACCGTTATCGCGTGTGAATGTTAGTGTATCGTTTGATACTGTAACGCCCACAAATGCTGTATCTGGTGCCGCATCTGTAATACCATAACCTGCTAGTGTTGTTGGCTTACCTGTGATATCAGCGAATGCGTGATTATGTGTTGCGGACGCATATGAACCAGCTGCCTGAATACCTGCTTCTGCTAGAGTATTGTTTACCCATGCAGTGCCGTTCCACTTTAGGATCTCACCTGCTGTGTTACTTGTGATAGTTGTGTTGCTTAGTGAGTCTAGTGTGTGGTTGTGAGTTGTATCTGATTTTCCATCTAGTGCTGCCTGTAGACCATCAACATTACCGATGATGTGATTGTGTGAATCGTCTGCAACTGCAACTGTTAGAGTTACGTTTGCTGAACCATCGATTGACACTGAACCAGTTGCGTCACCTGCTAGTGAGATAGTACGTGCTGCTGTCCATTTGTTTGCGTTTGCAACAGTTGTAATTGCTGCGATTGCTGCACTTAGTTCTGCGTCTGTTGCCATTGCGTTTTGGATTTCAGCTAGTGTATCGTATGCTGCACTTGCACCATTCACTAGGGTTGAAATTGCAGTCGAGATTGCACTGTCAACTTGTGAAGTTGTGTAAAGTGAATCAGTAATACCATAACCTGCTAATGTTGTTGGCTTACCTGTGATATTCGCGAATGCATGTGTATGCGAGTCATTCGCAACTACAACTGTGATTGCTGCGTTTGCCGAACCGTCAAATGACACTGAACCACTTGCATCACCTGTTAGAGAGATAGTACGTGCTGTTGCAAGTTTACTTGCTGTTGCTGCGTTACCGGTTGATGATACTGCATCTGTGATACCATAACCTGCTAGTGTTGTTGGTACACCAGTTAGGTTTCCGAATGCGTGTGTGTGCGAGTCATTCGCGACGGTTGCAGTTAGAGTCACGTTTGCTGAACCATCGATACTTACTGAACCTGAAAGATCACCGCCTAGTGTAATATTACGTGCTGTTGCCCATTTTGGCGCTGATGCAACTGAGAAGTCCAATGTATTTGTTATTGCATCGTGCGTAACTGCAATACCAGATTCTGTATTACCAGAAATCATTTCAGCAACAGTATTTTTGATTTCAGCTTTTGCATTCGTACCAAATGTAATACCATTGTTCAGATATAAGTGACCATATACCTTGATTTTGTCATATGAAGAGTTACCTAGGTTAACGTCTTTTGTGAAGAATGTATCTTCTGTGATGTAGTTACCCCAATCACGATCATCTTCTGCATCAAGAGAAGACGTATCGATTACGTTACCGTCAACTGTTGCAATACGGTTTGCAATAATTGAAATGTTGCGCTCTAGATCAGCGATACGGCGAAGGCTTGACTTTGATGATGAGAACACAATATCGTCTGCTGAAACGTCAGTCGTTTCATTCAGAATAGGTTCCATTTCACCTTTTTTGTTAATTTTGAACTTATAGTTCTTATAATCATCGTCTGCTGCTGTTGGTAGTATTACCGCTAGATCGTTCCACTTACCATCTTTTGTTACTAGTGATGCAACTGCGTTTTTTTTCTCTATCCAAAGGTCTTTAAGAGACTTTTCAACACCACCAATTTTAAATTTACGTGAGTCTGACATTTTTTTCTCCTTATATAAAAGTTTTTCTTAATGCGAGGGTATACTTTGTATCCCATGTTCAGTGTGAACACCTAGGAGGATGTCTAACCCCCTAGGTTTTGATTAAGAAATATTAGCCAAGCATTACTGCTTCGATTTCGTCGTCTTCTGATAGAATGAACTGATCGAATGTAATACCAGTTGATGATACTAAATATTCAGTTGGACGAAGTAGTAGACGGTTTAGATAAACTGAATACATATCTTTGTCTGACAAGTTGAAACCTAGTGTAGCCCATGAGAATTCTGGGTTAGCACCTGAGTTTGCTGTTGCCGCAGCCGTTGAAACTGTATACACTGATGAGTGTGTCATTGAGATAGCATCTTTAACCGCTGTGTTGAAGTCAGAGACTTGTGACGCAACGATTGAGATTGCAGTTTGACCTGCTGCTGTTAGCTGACCACGTGTGTTAACAGTAAATGATGATACTGAATCCGCTGCACCGTATGAGCCGGCTGTTACCGCTGTATCTGCGATGCCAACGTTGTCTGCTACAATACTTAGACCGCGATCAACATTAACTGCTAGTGTAACATCACCTGTTACGCCACCACCAGATAGACCATTACCCGCTGTAACTGATGAAATATCACCCGCATCGTTTGTGAATGAAATTACGCCAGTTGTTTCGTTGTATGAAAGGTCACCTGATACTGAGATTGCCGCTCTTGCACGTGCATCTGTGAAGTATACATTTGTTGAACCTTCTGTAACGTCATCGGTTGTACCTGTTAGTTCTGATAGCTGATCCTTGCCTGCAACCGCTGCTGAAATTGCGTTGTCAACTTCTGTCATAGTATAAGCATTAGTGATGCCATAACCTGCAACAGTTGTCGGTTTTTCAGTTAGTGAATTGAATGACATATCCTGTGTGAATGAGAATTCACCAGTTGTTGCATTGTATGAAATGTCACCACCTGCTGCTAGAAGTCCGCGAATTTCTGAGTCAGTACGTTCTGTGTATGAGAACACACCAGTTGATTCATTATATGATAGTGAACCACCTGCTACCACCGCGCCACGCGCACGTGCAGTTGTAAAGTATAGGTTTGTACCTTCTACTAGATCATCAGTGTCGTGGTTTGAAATGTCTGATACTTGACCAGTTACATTACCAACAAACGCACCAGATGTGTGTACGTCTAACGCGCCAAATGTCCAACGATCATTTGCTTCGTCCCATACGAACTGTACATTAGTTTCCGAACCGCGATGAATTTCAAAACCTGCACTCTGCGTTGGTACGCCGATTGCATTTGAATTTAGCAGAATGATGTTGTCTGCTAGTTCAATTGTTTCTGTATTGATCGTTGTAACTGTACCAGATACAGTAAGGTCACCAGTTAGTACTAGATCGTTAAATTGAACGTTACTTGTAGTACTTAGTGTTGATGATAGGTTTGCGATTGCACTTGTGATTGCTGTTTCACGACCATCAGTGTATGCATTTGCTGATGTGATTGCATCTGCTTCCGCTGTATCTGCATATGATTGCAGTGATGTAGTTGCTGTCGCAATAGCTGATGAGATATCGCCTGCAACCGCTGACTGCGCTCTTGCATTTGTGAAGTATAGATTTGTTGTACCTTCTGAAAGGTCATCTGAGTCCACCGCTGCAAGATTTGTAGCAAAGTTTGCGTCACCACGTGCTGATGTCCAGTATAGGTTTGTTGTACCTTCACTTAGATCATCTGTTGTTGATGAAGCAAGGCCTTGTGTAGAAATAACACCGGTTGTTGCATTGTATGAAAGATCGCCTGATACCGAGATTGCCGCTCTTGCACGTGCATCTGTGAAGTAAAGATTTGACGAACCTTCAGTAATTTCGTCTGTGTTATCCTTACCTGCAACTGCTGTAGCAATTGCACTTGTATATGCAGTTGTGATAGCTGTTTCACGGTCATCTGTGTATGCCTTTGCATCAACTAGTGCTGCATTTGCTTTTGAAGTTGCATCTGTACTTGCCGTTGAGATTGCACTTGTTACCGCATTCGCACGTGCTGTTGCTTCTGTTGCAACAATACCATCTGCATATGCGTTTGCTGCTGTTTCTACCGCGTCTGCTTTTGAAGTTGCATCCAGTGCTGCCGCTGCAATAGCTTCTGTCTTAGCTGTATTAGCTTTTGAAGTTGCATCTGCCGCTGCTGTTGAAATTGCACTTGTAACTGCCTGTGAACGTGCTGTTGTTTCTGCTGAAACAATACCATCTGCATATGCCTTTGCATCTGCTTCCGCTTGGTCTGCGTATGCATCTGATGCTGTTTTTGAAGTAGCAATTGCACTTGTGTATGCAGTTGTGATAGCTGTTTCACGACCATCTGTGTATGTTTTCGCACTTGCAATCGCATCAAGCTCTGCTTGGTCAGCATATGCTTGTAGTGATGTTTCAAGTGTTGAACGTGCAGATGTTGCATCTGACGCAAGTGTTGTGATTGCACTATTCAAGTTACCATCTGCACTTTGGAATGCTGCAACGATTTCTGTTAGTGAATCTAATGCTGCGGCATCTGTGTTTGAGATTACATTTGCCACACTTGTTTGAAGTGTTGCAATATCATCTTCGGTTGCTGTAACACGAACATCTAGTGCTGCATCCGCATCCGCACGTGCTGTTGCTTCCGTTGCAACGATACCATCTGCATATGTCTTTGCATCTGCTTCCGCTGCATCCGCATATGCATCTGATGCTGCTTTTGAAGTAGCAATTGAACCTGTGTATGCAGTTGTGATAGCTGTTTCACGGCCATCTGTGTACGCTTTTGCATCAACTAGTGCTGCGTCTGCTTTTGAAGTTGCATCTGCCGCTGCTGTTGAAATTGCATCTGCTTCCGCTTGATCAGCATATGACTGTAGTGATGTAGTTGCTGCTGAAACTGCTGATGTGATGTTACCTGAAACTGCCGCTTGCGCTCTCGCAGTTGTGAAGTATAGGTTGGTTGAACCTTCACCTAGGTTGTCAGTTGACTTGTTACCGAAATCTGTGTCAAAGTTTGATGATTTATATGTTGTAACTGATAGTACGCCTGTACCATTGTTATATGATAGATCACCACTTACTGAGATTAGACCACGTACTTCTGCGTCTGTACGTTCTGTAAATGATAGAACACCAGTTGTTGCGTTGTAACCTAGATCACCCGATACTGAGATTGCCGCTCTTGCACGTACATCTGTGAAGTATAGGTTTGAACCTTCTGCTAGATCACTTGTATCTGATGATGCCAGACCTTGTGTAGAAATAACACCAGTAGCTGCGTCATATGATAGATCACCTGATACTGAGATTGCATTTCTTGCTCTTGCATTTGTGAAGTATAGGTTTGTTGAACCTTCTGCAACGTCATCTGTTGAACCTGATAGTTCTGATAGCTGATCTTTACCTGCAACTGCTGAATCTACATATGACTGTGTAGCATATGAGTTTGCTGTTAGATATGATGCAACACGTGCATTTGTGAAGTAAAGGTTTGTTGAACCTTCACCTAGACCATCTGTTGTTGATGCTGCAAGATTTGTAGCAAAGTTTGCGTCACCACGTGCTGATGTCCAGTAAAGATTTGTACCTTCTGCTAGATCACCTGTGTCTGCCGCTGCAATGTTTGTAGCAAAGTTTGCGTCACCACGTGCTGATGTCCAGTAAAGATTTGTACCTTCTGCTAGATCACCTGTTGATGTTGGCATTGCATAGTAGTTTGAGCCGTTGTTTGTAAACTGCCACTGATTTAGAGTTTCGTTCCAACGAACCTGAACTGCAACATCATCACCACGTAGTACACGAATACCAGCATTTTCTGATGGTGTACCTGATGTGAAATCTGAGTTAAGGTCAATAATGTTGTCCGCAACTGACAGTGTTTGTGTGTTTATTGTTGTTGTAGTACCGTTGATTGTTAGGTTGCCACCGATAGTAACATTTGATGAGAATGTACCAGTTGTACCTGAAATTGCACGTGTTCCGCCAGTGATTTCTGAAACGATTTGTGCATCAACGTATGACTTGTTTGCAGCATCACCTGATGAAACTGGTGTAGCAACTTGCTTAATTAGTGAGCCGTTCATATCGATGTGATCACCGATCTGAATATCACCTGAAATTGAATTTAGTGAACCTTGAATTTGAATACCGTTTGAGCCTACTAGTTGTAGAGCACCTGTACCTAATGTTTCAACTTTAATGTTCTGGTTTGTATCCGCTGACATGCGAATTGTACCCGCAGAGTCTTCAAGAACTTTTGAACCGTTAATGTAAAGTGAGCCAGGACCGATATATGCATCGCGCCACATCATTGTTGGTGAACCCAAGTCATAAGTGATGTTCGCTGATGGAATAATGTGACCTGTCATTCCTAGGTCACCGATAATTGTCACGTCACCATTAAATGATGATGTTGAGTTAACTGATAGTGTACCACCAATAGCAACGTTTGAAGTAAACGTACCTGAAGATGCTGACGAAGCTGCACCTTCACGTGCTAGAGGGAAACCACCAACTGTACTACCATCGTGTACGACAAGCGTTTTCTTGTCTGTATCAACTGTAACTTCGCCCATAAGGCCTGTGAACGAGTTGTGTTGTGTTGTTGTACCACGACGGAACTGAATTGCATATGCTGCCATATTTTTCTCCCGTGTAAATGTTTTAAAATCGATTTTAATAGAGGCGCAGAATCAGGGAACGCTGTGCCTCTATTGTATTTATCGACTATTACATCAAGAGTTATATAACTATTAAATTATGACAACTTCGATTATCTTCATACCATCTGTTAAATCTTCTGTGATTGACTTTGCGAATACTGATCTTCCCATATCTATTTTTCCTACAGATTTAGCGTAACCGGCAACCGTTGAAGTTACTAGTAAGTCGCCTTTGCGCACAGGTCCTACTACTTTACATGGAACTCTACCACGAAGTGCAACATATGGGTGTGTTTGCGAATTACCAGCTTGTGAGTTTAGTTTTAAAGCAGGATTTGTCGAAATTACACCCGCAACTGCTACATCTAAATCAGTTGTCGTAGTTGTGATTTCTGCTTCCCCACCGAACACCACTACCGTACCCGGTTCATATGGTGCATCACTTGCATATCTTTCTGCAAGGTCGGCATATGTTGCTTCTACGGTATGACCATAAATTGTTGCAAATTGATTTGTAGCTGACCCGATACTATACGTATTATCTGAAACGGGGACAATATCAGTGTTAACGTCTGCTAATATAACTTGCGTACTATTCCATAACATGTTATTATTAACATCAGCACTTAATGCATTATCACCAATATTTACAGTTGTTGTTGATAACCATAGCTCATTCCAACGATTTGTGCTTGAACCCAAGTTATATGTAACGTTTGCACTTGGGATGATATTACCTGTCATCGTCAAGTTGCCAACCATAGTGTCATCTGTGTCACTACGCAAGAATTGAGTACTATCTATTCCGTCCAGTAATTCTGCATTTGTGGCAGTAGTAATAGTACCACCAGAAATTTGATAACCAACATGACGAACTAATGCAGTATGTCCCGCAGGTAACGAGGTAGTAAAATACAATGTTGTACCGCTGACGGTATAATCATCTGTTGGAAGTTGTGTAACACCGTCAATGGTAACAATAATCGCAGCCGAACTTCCGGGAGCCGAACTTAACGTATATTGTGATGCACCAGTACCGACAATTTTATCAAATGTAACTGTTGGAACATTTGTCAAATTGTTGAAGTGTACTGCACCAGTACCATCACCTGATAATTCCGTTCTAAGAACATCAACTCGCGCATCCGCTCTAGTATCAGTGTAATAAAGATTTGTGGTCCCTTCACTTAGATTATCTGTTGTGTTATTTGATAGATCATCTTCTATACCATCGATAGTTAATGTACCGTTAACATCGTCATATGTTACAGTAATTGCAGTGCCGCCTTGTATTAGTGCTGCAACTCTATCATCCACACGTTCATCCGTATAATAAAGATTTGTTGTGCCTTCGTTTAAATCATCTGTTGTGTTATTTGATAGATCATCTTCGATTCCATCAATTGTAATAGTATTAGCAACATCATCATATGTGATTGTTATATTAGATCCGGCAACAAGCGCACTCGCCACTGCATCTTGCGCTCTTTCGTCAGTGAAATAAAGATTTGTCGTGCCTTCATTTACACCATCTGTGTCACCAGTGAACACCCCCGCTGTTCCTAGTTCTACATAGAATGATCCATCATTTGTGAATTCCCATTTGTCTGATGTTTCATTCCATCTAATATCTACTTTAGGAGAACTGCCTCGATTTATTTCAAAGCCGGCATTTTCTGTAGGAGCAGTTAATGCATCCAGATCACTGTTTAGCGTAATAATGTTATCCGCTAACAGAATTTCTTGCGTATTGACCGTAGTAGTTGTACCAGATACCGTAAGATCACCTTGAATAGTTACGCTACCATTCGCCTGAATATCATGGAATGTTACATTTTCAGTTGTTGATACATCCTGACCGATAGAAATGACACCTGAAACTTGATCATATATCACACCAGTTCCACCAGAAATACTCGCTCTAACTTGTGTTAACGTTGGTCCGGACACTGTTACCACACCAGTGACATTATCGTAAGAAACTACACCATACGGTGAAGTATCTACCACCGATATTGAGGCTCTTGCTCTCGCATCGGTATAATAGAGATTAGTACCTTCTGTTAGATCACTTGTAGTTGATAACGCTAAGTTTGTTGCAAAATTTGCATCACCGCGGGCTGATGTCCAATATAGGTTTGTTGTGCCTTCGTTTAAATCATCTGTTGTATTATTTGATAGATCATCTTCGATTCCATCAATTGTAATAGTATTAGCAACATCATCATATGTGATTGTTATATTTGAGCCGCCTACTAGTGCAGAAGCAACTGCATCTTGCGCTCTTTCGTCAGTGAAATAAAGGTTAGTTGTACCTTCTACTAGATCATCCGTAGTATTACCAGTCAGACCGTTCGCTGCAATTGTAAGTGTATTAAAAGTGTCATCATACACCAATGATATATTTGTACCAGCAACCAATAGGGATGCAACTCTGTCATCAACCCTTTCATTTGTAAAGTATAGGTTTGTTGTACCTTCGCTTAAATCATCTGTTGTATTATTTGATAGATCGATACCACCAGTTGCTGAGACAGAAATTGTAATAGTATTGGCAACATCGTCATATACGATTGATGTGTTTGTTCCTGCAACAAGCGCACTTGCAACTGCATCCTGCGCTCTTTCATCTGTAAAGTATAAATTGGACCCTTCTGCTAAATCTGTAGTTGAGTAATTTGTAAGGACACTCGTTAGGTTTGCACCATCACCTGTGAAATATGTCGCGTCAACATATCCAGCTGCCGTTACATTGTCAACAGCAACAGAAGCAAAATTAAAGGATGCATCTCCGACATTTATACTTTGGCCTGGTTCTGGGGTGTAACCATCGAAGAACTTAAATACGCCATCGGTTGCATCACGGAAAACACCAGTATGAGCATATGTACCATCATTATAGTTACCAACCCAACCCAAATCTGGATTTGTCACAGTAGATCCGACGTTTAGATAAATCATATTATCTTCAATTGCAAGTTCCGTAGCATTAATAGTTGTAGTGGTACCATCTACTGTTAGGTTTCCACTTATAACAACGTTACCAGTTGCAGTGATATCATTAAATGTGGGATTTGCAGTTGTTGCCACTGACTGTGCAATTGATATCTGACCGTTAGAAATTGAAACGCCAGTTCCCGCACTAAAATGCGCTCTAACTTCTGTAGCAGACGGTCCTGTATAGTTTATCGCGCCCGTAGCAGAGTTATAAACCAGAGAACCGTCACCACCTAGATCATTCACACTAATAGAACTTCTTGCTCTTGCTTGTGTGAAATATAAGTTTAAACCCTCAGTTAAATCATTTGTCGTCTTTGTCGCTAATGCACTATCAAATCTCGCAGTGGTATAATATAAATTTGTACCTTCGGGTATGTTCGTTGTTGTTAGTGACACAGCACCAGTCTGACTGTTAACACTAGTTACCGCACCGGATGCATTGAAACTTAGAGAGTTTGCAACATCATCGTATGTGATAGTAATGTTTGTATGTGTGCCTGCTGCAATTAAATCTGCAACAATGTCTTCGACTTCCTCTGTTACCATTCTGTCTACAAATACTAGATTGTTACTTCCATCAATCGACAGAACTTGGCCAGCGTATCCAGGGACAACATTTAACTTATAAACGTCAACTGCGTTATCATCGATAACAAAATTTGTAATTCTAGTTGTAGCCACTTTAGTCCCCTATTATAATTTCAATACACATTCAACAAGTTTCTCTGCTGAATCGTTATTTGTTTCCAATGCGATTCCCACAAGTTGAGCACCATTAAATTCTACACTTGCACAACCATTGTAGTGTGCATAAACTGCTTCGCCTTTTCGAACCTGTCCTACAACTCTAACTGGAACTCGTCCTTTTAGAGCTATTGCTTGTCCATCTATTGTTTCGTTCATCAAGAATGCAGGTTTTTCCGAGATTACGCCAACTGGTATACTGGCTGTCCCACACTTTGTTATTTCGTATGCTTCATCATATGCAACCTGCATAACCGTACCAACTGGGTGATCGTATTCTACTGTATATTTTTCCGCAAGGTCGGCATAACGTGCCTGAGTAGTAGTTGCTGTTATCAAGTTTGCACTAAAATTGCCACTTGCATCTCTGAATACTATTGTGCTAGGAGTATTTACAGATGTCGCGTTAGATGTCACCGTAAACGTTGTACCTTCACCCGCCGTTCCGGTTAGACCCAGACCGTTACCCGATACTGCTACCGCGCCTGCATAGTTACCAGTAGTATCTGTTCCAAGTGCAACACTGTTTGCTGCAATAGTTGTAGCTATACTAATATTACCAGAACCATCTACTCCTGTTACGGAACCAGTAACATCACCGGTTAAAGATAATGTCCTACTCGTTGCCCATGTTGTTGCAGTAGTAGCGTTACCGCTCAATGCTGCGGTTATTATGCCTGCTGAAAAATTACCACTTGCGTCTCGTAATACAATTCTATTTGCAGTATTAGATGATGTTGAACCATGTACAGACGTTGCAGTTTCATGGACATATGCCCAATTAGATGATATAGATGTTGTCGTAGCGCCTGAAACCGAAGTATCATGAATTGGTCTCCACGTATCAGTATCAGTGGACGAGAATGTTATTGTTTTTGTACCACTGTCAAATGCAACTGTAGTCGCGCCTGTACCTGCAAACCTAACTTGATTAGTTGCGTTAACTGCAAACTGTTGTGTGCCAGCAGAGTTCGCAACTCTCCAATCAGTAGTATCAGTGTAGGTTGAGTTAACTGTAATGGTGTTATCGGTAGCAGAATAACCAAGTGACACGTTAGTTCCTGCAACAAATGAAACTCTCTCGTTTGAAGAAATTTGCCCTCTATCTGTTCCAGCAACAGACAAGTTCCAACCACCATAATTATCATATGCGTGTGTATGACTAATAGGTGCATATCTTGCATCTGATTCTGTCTCTGTGAAATATCTACCATCGTGGGTATGACTATCGTTTGCTACTGTTGCAGCAATGTTGATTGTTCCATTGCCTAGATTTGTCAGAGTCGCATTGCCTGAACCAGAAACATCGCCACTTAGGTTTACAGTTACGATTGGGTCTGGCACATTCTGCAAATAAGACCAATCTACTGTACCTTCAAATGACGCTGCTTGAACTATACCCAATGAGAAAGAAGCGTCACCGGTGTTAATATCTTCTTGAACCTCAGGATCGTACTCATCAAAGAATTTCCACTTCTCATCTGTTACATCAAAGAATAAACCATTGTGCGTATACCCGACACCGCTTGTTCCAGTGTTTCTGTTGCCGGCAAATCCAAC